GTCGCACGCATTACAAGTACGAAGATCTTGCAGAGATTGCGCGCGTCGTTTCGCCCATCCTTGCCAGGCACGGTCTGTCCTACCGCTACCGCGTCACCTCCAACGTTAATGAGCCTGTCAGCGTGACGTGCATCGTATCGCATCGCGCCGGCCATTTCGAGGAAGTTACTCTGACCGGGGGTCGGGACGAGAGCGGAAACAAGAACAGCATTCAAGCCGTTGCGTCCACCCTCACATATCTGCAGCGGATGACCCTGAAAGCTGCGCTGGGCTTGGCCGCGTCGGAAGATGACGACGGGAAGGCATCTGAGAGCGCCGACACGATCAGCCTTGAGCAAGTCGAGGAACTGGTTGCACTCGCCGATGAAGTCGGCGCCGACAAGGAGGCCTTCTGCCGGTACTTCAAGGTGGACGGCTTCGCCCACATCACCACCAAGGACTTTCCGCGCGCCATTGCTGCTCTCAACAAGAAGAGGGCCGCGCGATGAACGCTCTTGTCACCATTGAGGCGCTGACGCCCGCTGTCGTCTTCGCACCCGGAGGCGTTGAGGCAATTGTCTCTAAGTTGGAAACCGAAGTCCGCGCGATCAAAACGGACATTTCTACGGAGAGCGGCCGAAAGGCTATCGGCTCTTTGGCCTACAAGGTGGCGCGCTCAAAGACTGCACTTGACGAAATGGGCAAGGATTTGGTTGCGGACCTCAAAGCGCAGACCGGCAAGATTGATGCCGAGCGCCGCGTCATTCGTGACCGCTTGGAAGCCCTGAAGGATGAAGTCCGCAAGCCGCTGACGGATTGGGAGAACGCGGAAAAGAACCGTGTGTCTGGTCACGAGGAAGCGCTGGCTGCGATCCTACAGGCCGCCCAGCTTGGCCCGGATATGGATTCCGCCGCTATTCGCCGGCACCTGGAAAGTGTTGGACCTCTGGCGCAACGCGACTGGCAGGAGTTTTCAACGAGAGCCACAGCCACGCTAGACGAAGTGAGGAAGGTTCTGGAGGCCGCCCTAGCTCAGGCGACCAAGCGCGAAGCGGAAGCCGCCGAACTGGCACGCCTACGCGCCGAACAAGTCGCGCGCGAGCAGAAGGAACGCGAAGAACGGATTGCCTCCGAGGCCGCTGAGCGCGCCCGCATTGCGGCTGAAGCAAAGGCCAAGCGCGATGCTGACGAAGCCGCAGCGAAGGCCGCGGCCGAACAAAATCGGGTCGAGCAGGAAAAAACTCAGGCTGTCGCCCGTGTGGCGCGAGTTGAACGCGAAGCCAAGGAGGCTTCCGAGAAGGCCGACCGCGACCGAAAGGCCGCAGTCGAGGCCGAGCAGCGCCGGCATGAAGATGCGGCAAGGAAGGCCGCGGCCGATGCTGCTGCTCGCGAGGCCGACACGAAACACCGCGCCAAGATCAACAGCGCTGCGGTAGCGGCACTTGTTGAGGGTGGCATTCCAGATGACGTTGCCAAGCTGGCTGTCACTTTGATTGCCAAGCGGCAAATCCCCGCAGTTTCGATCAGCTATTGAGGGCGAGATGACCGAAGAAATCATTCAGGGAAGCGATGCTTGGAAGCAACTAAGGCTTGGCCGCGTCACGGCCTCCCGTGTCGCCGATGTGGTAGCCCGGACCAAGAGCGGCTACGGCGCCAGCCGCGCGAACTACATGGCGCAGCTCATTACCGAACGGCTCACGAACATGGTAGCCGAAGCATACACTAACGCCGCTATGATCCACGGAACGGAGACAGAGCCCGAGGCTCGCGCGGCATTCGAATTCTATCAGGGTGTGACGGTCGAGGAAGTTGCGTTCGTCCCTCACCCCAAGATCGAACAAGCCGGGTGCTCGCCGGACGGCTATGTCGGACCCGATGGGCTCCTTGAGATCAAGTGTCCCCAGAGTGCAACACATTTGGAGACGCTTCTAGGCCGGGCCGCCCCCGCAAAGTATGTCGATCAGATGCAGTTCCAGATGGCCTGCACGGGCAGGAAGTGGTGCGACTTCGTTTCGTATGATCCCAAAATGCCCGAAAACATGCGCCTGTTCATCAAGCGCCTGCCGCGCGACGACAAGCGGATTGCCGAACTGGAATCCGAGATCGCCGCGTTCCTCCTGGAAATGGCCGTGAAGCTTTCCGAGCTGAACAGCATCTATGGCGAGAAGGAAGCCGCCTGATGCCCCGCGAGATCGTAGAGATCAAAACGAACGATGACCGTGTGAAGGTGGCGAGGTGGGCGCGCAATGTCTGCGCCGGGACCACTGTCGAATTTCGCGCGCCGCGGCGGTCACTGGATCAGAACAATTTGCTTTGGTCCCTTCTCGGCCAGATCAGCAAGCAGGTTGACTGGTACGGCCAGAAGCTTTCCAGCGAAGATTGGAAAGACGTGCTGACGGCATCGCTGCGCCGTACTCGCGTTGTGCCAGGCATCGACGCCGGCACGTTTGTGCCGCTAGGCATGCGTACTTCGCAGATGACGAAGCAGGAACTCGGGGATCTTCTAGAGCTTGTGTACGCCTTTGGCGCCGAGCGCGGCGTTCACTTCCGGGAATTGGAGCTTGTGTCATGAGGGCCCTGCCGGAATGGCAAGGCCGCTCGCCAGACAGCGCCATCCCACCTCGGGTGCGCGTCAGGATATTCCAGCGCTACGGCGGCCGGTGCCAGTGTGGCTGCAACCGGCTCATTCGTCCCGGCGAGGCATGGGATTGCGAGGACACGATTGCGCTCATCAATGGCGGAGAACGCAGGGAAGGGAATCTCAAGCCTTGGCTGACTGAGCACCACAAGGGAAAGACCAAGGCGGATGTCGCCGAGAAATCCAGCGTCTACCGCAAGCGGGCGAAGCATCTGGGCATCAAGAAGCCGAGCAAGTTCGCTTGCAGCCGCGAGAGCAAGTGGAAAAAACGTATCGACGGAACGGTGGTGCTGCGATGACCCGCACGACAATCGAACTGCTCATGATCGGCGTGGCTGGTGTCTTCATCTGGCAATTCGTCGTGCCGATTGTCCAGTACCTGCGGTGACATCAAAAATGAGGGATTAGAAATGAACAAAGCACAGGCCAGAAAAAAGGCCATCGCGAACGATCTGACCATCGACGCGCTGCGCAAGATGATTGCGAACGCTCGACCGCGCGGCGGCATGAGCCGCCGTCAATCCGCAGTTCACACTAGAGCAGACTTGCGACATTTTTGAGAGGGCGCTTGCGGATCGCGATGCCAACGAAGTCCCGGAGGGTACGCGCTATGACGCGTACAAAAATCGGGAGATGCCAAGCCGTGACGCTTTAACGATCACCAACATCTTGTGGGATTGCACATGACCCCTCCCCCGAGCAACCCGGTACAGAGCACACAGCTTATGAAACGGAGGCCAAGCATGAAGCCTTCTAACTATTCTGGAGACCGAAAGTCATGAAAGAACGAAAACTATTTTGCCTGATCAAGGAAACTGACAAGCCCGAAAGTCACGCTGACGCAGAGGCGGCCTTGGAGCGGATGGGAACGCACCAATGCGGTTGCGGCTGGCCTGAGCAGCCATGCCTCTCCATACATCCTGATTTGAGGCAACCAACGGTTGTTACCACTGTCAGCCGGTTCTTCGCACCAGCTTGGCAAGCGCCTTGGAATAAACGGAAGGTGCCAATCCGCGCTCCCTCGCGGACACGACGAAAAATCGAAAGAGCGAATGCCCGACCGCCGCATGACGCAACCAAGTGAGCCTAGGACATGAGCGATCCATCTCCCGGAGATATTGTCCGTATGTCATCGTTTACACACGTCGATGGGCTTTGCCGCTGGGGCTTCAGAGTAGCGGACAAAAGGAAGGTCTCCGTGTTCATGTTGCTTGGCGAGGAAAACAAGGACGGCACAGAGCCGCTAGACCTCGAAAAACAGTTGAATGAATTGGGTTGGTTTCAGGACGGATCACCAAAATGACCGACCGCCGCATGACGCTGAAGCAGGCTGCCGAATGACGCGAGCCGTCACTTTCACGCAGGCCCAGGTCCGCCGCGCCGTCAAGGCCGCGGAGAGTGCCGGGCTGCGCGTGCAGCGGGTGACGGTCAACCGAGACGGATCGATCACGGTGGATGCTGGGGAATCCTATTCTGTTCCCGTTGACAGCCAGAACAAAGCCCTCGCAGCATCATGGGATGAT